TGCGCCTTGCTGGCATGGAACTTGACCAGCCCGTCGCGCCGAAGGTCGAACAGCATGTGCGCCACCTCGTGCATGTCGACGTGGCGGGCCATGATGTCGGTACAACGCTTGGCGAGCTCCATGACGGTCAAGCCGACGAAGTGGTGGCGGTCGTTGGCGAGCGCTCCCGTACCAGCGGTGATGCTGCCGGGGTTCACTCTTGGCCTATTCGGGTCGCTGGCTTGCTGGTACATGACCTCGAGCAAGCCCGCTTTCACGGTACGAGGGACCGGTGGGGGTGCAGCCTCTGGTCCCCTTACCACTGGCTGTGGCACTTGATATACCTCCCGTCTATTGGTGACGACGGCGCGTTGGAGAACAGCACCTGCCTGCTCCCACCGCCCTCTACTCTTGCGGCGATTCATCGAATACCAGTTCGATACGCACGGCCACCCCACGCGGAGGCGAGCCATGCTCTAGGTGGTACTTCTTCACCCGTGCGGCGCTGAACATGGCGAGAGCCGTCATCATGACGGTGCTCAGGCCCTTGCCTTCCTCGTCGTCTGGCGGGCCGACCAGTACGAATTCGACTTGGTCTTCCTCCAGTTCGACGAAGCCGCTGATGGGCATGGACTTGATGACGTCCTTGCTGAGCCGCTGAAGCGCCTCGGAATTCTCAGGGAGGCGTACGCCTGCCCCTTCGTCATCCGCATCCTCCCTGAACACGAAGGCGTCTAAGTTCATGGCTGCTCCTGCCCCGGTGGGGCGCTATTAGCGGTACGGGCGCGCGCGTAAGTTCTGACCTTCTGCACGCATGTCGTACCGAACCAGCGGCCGTTGAAGTCCACTGGGTGGGCGAGTGCCCGCCCGCAACGAGCGCAGGTGGCACTCGTAAGGGGACGCGGGCGGGCACTCATGGCAGAGGGCAGCGCGACCGCCGTGACCGGTGGGGCACCGGAGGTCGGTGCGGTGTCCACCAGCCCGACGCCCACGCTAATAGCAAGAGCGGATAGGGTCCGCTGTGTCAGCCCGCCACCAAGGTGAACGTGCCGTGCTATCGCCCACGCGAGGCGCCGAGCCGCGCTGCCCTCCGGTGCCTGACTCAACAGGAGTGCCTGCTCCCGCGCTGAGTCAGGCCCGGAGGGCAGGTCCACGGCCACGCTACTCCTCTGCACTAACGCCTAGACGTAGGCTGGCTCAGGAACCGGGTCGGGCTGCGGTGGCTCGGGCACCGGGTCCGGGTCTGGCGTGGGCTCCGGTGGCTCGGTCTCTCGCCCGAATGCCTTCGCCATCATGGTGGCTGCGTCCTGTGCAGCGTCGTGGATGCGTGTCTCGTGGCACATTCCCCTTAGACCTCCTTCGTACCTGAATGGGTGGTGGGCGGTGTCTGGCGCTAGGCAGCCTCCTCCTCTTGTGCGTGCGCCGCGTTCGCGGCTGCTGTCTTGAGAGCGTCCTTGCTCTGGACCGTGGTCCGCCATGTGTGGTAGACCTCTTGCAGTTCGTCGTCGTCGTCGCGCTGCTCGATGGCTTCGATGAGTTCCAAGAACTCCACCGACAGCATGTTCACCGTGACGAAGTCCACGGCCTGCCGAATGACTTGGTCCCGCACCACCTGCTCCACATTCAGCACGTGCTCGTGGAACCATTCCTCGTCCCTACCGGACAACTTGTCTTCGCTGTACTCGTTGCACAGGTCGGCGCCCTGCTCGCTGCGGTGGTTGCCTTCACCGCATTCGAATTCCAGGTCCACCTTGGCCTTGGTGCTCTTTGCCATCGCCTGTTCCCCTTCTTTCTGGCGTAGTAACCAACGGAGGCGCAGCCCGAGTTGGTCCCGCATGACATGCCGAACGAACGACGTCACCCCAGTGGCTCCTCCTTGGCAGCCAGCGCGTCCAGCGCCACCCGCTGCACCTCGAATTCCCAACTGTGCCGCTTGTGTTCGTCGTCCCCGCTCGGGTTGCTCATGACGAACGACCCGGCGGCGTAGGTGCGCTCGTCCCCACTACGGCTCCCACGCCGAATGAACACGCTGCACGTACCCCCGGCCTTGAGCGCCTTGACGTGCGACTGCGCCGCCTTGAAGAGCACTTCTCCTAGGCTGCTCTCGGCTTCGTGTTCCTCACTGGTGACAGCCAATATGGACTGCCTTGTGGTGTCTTCCTTGTCTTCCGGGTCCGGCCCCCATAACACGAAGATCTCGTGCTCCTTGCGAGCACTACGCATTTGGCTCCCCTTTCTTCACCACCAAGGTGTGGTCCTCCCCCACCTTGACCGGGTTATAGCCCTCGCTTGGCTTGGTGGGGTCCTCGGCGGTGGCAAGCCACTCGAGCGCTCGTAGGAACTCGGCCTTGGCCTCTGGGTCCATCGCCATGACGGCCAACTTCGCCTGCTCGCTCAGTTCGATGGTGCGGCGCTCAGGCTTCTTCTTGCTCATACCTGACCTTGTGCTTCCCGAGCCGCCGCTCGTAATAGACCGGGTCCCGCGCCTCTATGGAGCGGAAGTGCCGGTGGTGTACGCCCCCGTTCCCCTTCCAGCGATACCACTGGCACATGGAGCAGACTGGCTGACGCCGTGGACGGTTCCGCCGGAAGTGGCTCATGGCCGCGCACCCCGCGTACTAACTGCCCCCGCGCGGGTTGTGACGGGGGCCGAGCCGGATGGGGGTCGTGCCGCCTCTCGACGGTCGACCGGCGCTGGCGCCCCGACTCGCCCCCTTGCATGCTTCATTCCTGCCCTCCTGTCCCCTATTCAGGTGTGGCCCACTCCACCGGGCTGGTGGCACCCCCCAATGGTACCCCATGGACTACGTCAGGCATACCCCTAGAGTTGCTGGCCCAAAGACCAATGAGGGCGGCTTATCCCTTGTACGCCTCGGCCTGCATGCTCGCCAGGAGTGCCTCCTTGTGAGCAGCAGCACGCTCGGTCTGTGTCTCGAGGAACTCCCGGCCACGAGCATATTCCTCGTCGGCACTGCCACACTCGGCCATTCGTGTCCGATAGTAGGACACCACCGATATGCGCTCTGCTCCGCACTTGGTATGGTCGGGGTGCAGGTCCAGACTGCCCATTGGCTCCTTACAGACGCCGCACTCCATGTACGTGTTGCCATGCCACTGGTGCGCGTCCATGAGGAGCAGGTCCCCGTGCTGCATGTTCACGCCGATGCGATACTCCGGGAACACGAACAGCCCGCCGCTGTAGTTCCCCTTCCGTAGCACGGCGAGGGTGCTGAACCCCTCGTCCAAATCACCCGCATCGGTATGGACCCCGGTCGGATAACTGCGGTTGACCGTGACCGTGGTAAAGACCGTGTCGGCTATGCGCCAGTCGGGGTGGGTCTTGGCAGCGAACCCCTCCTGCACGGCGTAGCGCTCGGGGACGTGGACCTTGAAGTATTCGTTGATGGACTGGAACAGGGGGAACAGAGCCTGCCACTTGTAGAGCTCCTTCCCACTCCACGCTGTCAGCCGACACCGCATCTGATGGGCCGGTGAGCGGTCGAACGCCCCGATGATGCTGCTATTCACATGGGGGGTCCGGGTGCGGGTGCTCTTGCCCTTGGTGTAGACGCGCTCGTACCCGCTGGCGTCCCCTCGGTTGTCGCTGCTGCCCTTGCTGACGATGTACAGAATGTCGTGAATCTCGTCGAGCATGAATGTGTCGAGGGCACCGGGCAGGTACTTCGCCAGCAGCCGTCCGTCGGGCAGGCGCACCTCGGTCGGCCCCACCAGCATGGTGTCCAAGAAGTCCATGGTGGGGAGTTTGCCCCGGACAGCCTCCATGTCCTTGGCATTGGTCTTGGTGCGAACACGGAGCTCGGTGAAGCGTGGGTAGTCCTTCATGGGTCTAGTCTATCGCAACCTTGGGTGCTGTCAACCGTTTCTTGTACTTCATCCCGACCTTGGTCAGCGCGGCTTTGCGATTCTTCGCAAGCAACAGGTCTGGATTGTTGCGGCCCCATTCTGCGAGGGCTAGCCCGGTCGCACGGAGTTCTTCCGGGCTCCGCCTAGCCGCGCTGGCTTTCCCGGCCAGCCTCGCCTGTGCCCTCCTGCCTCGCTTCCCTATCTTCTTGGCATGCTCTGTCCAACCCATGTGCGGCTTGTCTTTCAGCATGTCCAGCACCGTCGCTCGTCGGACTGCCGACAGACACTCTGGAGAGCACGTCAGGCGCCACCCATACCCGCTCGGCCGGGGCGCCGTGGGCGCCCCGCACGACACGCATGGCGGTCTAGTCACGGAACGCCTGTGCCACTGGACCTTGGAACAGCCGCGCCGTCAGGTGCGGGGGCAGACTGCTGCGAATGTCCTGCGCGCCGAAGCGAATGGACAGGTCCTTGAACTTGGTGCGGCGCCCCTTTATCCACGCTTCGTCTTGGTGGCTCCCACGCTGCGCCCGCCGTGCGGCAGCAAGGTCTTCCCCCTCTAAGTGGTACAGCCACAGCCGGTACCCGAGGCCAGCCATGGCGTCGAAGAAGGCGCCGTTGCCCAAGCGGTCCCCCTCGCCCAAGACAAGGTCGGGCCGTATGGCTTCGATCCACTTGACCACCTTGGGCTGCGCGTCCAACCCCAGACTGTCGGTCCCCGGATAGTCGACACGGTCGGCACCCAGTTCCACCACGCCGCAGTCGTAGCGACGGAAGTAGAAGGGGTGGTCGTAGTCCTCGTATGCCTGCTCTCCTTTGAGCGCCCGCACCACCGTCGACTTGCCGATGCCGGGTTCGCCCATGACGTACAACAGGTGCTTCTGGTCACCCATCGTGCAACGCCTCCTTGATCTCCTTGATCAACTCGTCCCGCCCGCAGGTGCAGCGCCCGCTGTCCATCGGCATGTAGATGCTACAGCGAGGCTGCTTGAGGTGCCCGCCCTGCTCCATGTATGGGAGCGTCCTCTCCAGCAGACGTAGTAGTTCCCCCTCACCCATCGTTCAGTGGCTCCTTCCAGATGAGATCGCTGTCCAACACGTCTTGGACTAGGTTCGGGTTGATGGCGCTGTTGGGCACCGCGTCCTTGACGATGTCCAGCGCGGACCGTCCCGACACTCGCATGAACTCTCGTACCAGACGCGCACACAGCCATGCGCTACGGTTCCGGCCAGCCTCGCAGTGAACAAGGACCACGTGTCCTCGCCGTAGCAGGTAGACCAAGAACCCCACGAGCGCGGTGGCTTCGTCGGGCGCATAGTCGGTCTCCATGTGCCAGTTGAGGTAGATGGCCGGGACGCCACGCGCCTTGCGCGTGTGGTGAATGTTCCGACTGTCGGCCATGTCGCTGTCGACCGGTCGCCATAGGTTCACCACCACGTTCACCCCGAGGCGGTGGATGAGCTCCTGCTTGGCCGCGTGCGACCACGTGAGGAAGTGCCCCCGCTGATACAACTTGCCGGGGAGCACCTCGTTGACGCCATGACGGCGCTTGTCGGTGGGGTTCACCAGAACAGAATGAGGTTGGCCTCTGCCAAGGACACGCCCGAGCGCTTGCGCTTGGCCTTGGCTGGCGCGAGGGTCAACGTGACACGGTGCAGATTCACTTTGATATCGGTGACGACGGTGTCAAAGGTGAACTGAACGTTCCCCCCTGACGGAACCGCCACCACTGAATTCGTGTTACTGGAACTCCCTGCTTGGAGCGTGTAAGTGAAACCAGTCCCGGATGAGTTCGTTCCCACTTGTGTACCAATGCCTCCCCTGCGTACTCTGCTGCGCCGCGCTGGTAGTCCGGCTGGCAGCCTCCTTCCTTGTGGGACATGTGCCCCGTGTGGAACACGAACTGCGGCAACTTGAGCGTCTGGTGGCCGCTGGTCAGGATCTGTAACGTCAGGTCGGTGTCCTCGTGGAGGAAGGGCCAGTAGTTCCACGGGCCGTCCGTCCGCAGGAGTATGGCGTAGCCCACTCGCTTGTTGGGTATGGCGCTGTCTTCCATCCAGCCGTACTGGCGGAGCATGCCGGTGACCGCAGCCACGCCACCGGCCACGTCCTCCACACCCGCCAGCCAGTCGGTCCATGGCACGACGCGGTACGGGTCCCCATACCAGCGGCGTGTGCTCGGCTTGGTCAGGTCGTCGTCTAGCATCCAGATCTTCTCGACACCACGGCTGCGTGCGTTGCGGAGAATCCACTGGCGCGTCGGGCCGATGCCTTGGACGTCTACGCCCATGACCCACGCCTGCGGGTACACGCACATGTAGGTCGCCCGCTCCTCCCGTGGCACCACCACGAGGGGAATGCGGCCCTCGTCCAAGAGTTGCTCTATGGTGCTGGACTTTCCGGCTCGTCCCCGGCTTGGGACGTAGACCTCGGTAAGCCAGCCGTCCTCTTGCAAACCACGCACTCCTTTCGGCCTGCTATAGAAGGTCCCTGCTCGTAGTAGTCGCCGGGTTGCATGAAGAACAGACGACCACAATGCGTGACTACCTCCTCATCGTTGGTCCAGCGTGTCGCGACGATGTGCCAGAGATTCTGACGGTCCCGGTACCACTCGATCACGGCTCGCAGCGACGGCACCGCTTCGTCTGCGGCGGGTCGTCCAGCACCACCAGCCCGTGCCCGTCGACGTCTGGCTCCAGCCGCCGCCCGCACTTGGTGATGGCTGCGTCGCTGATGGTCGATTCGACGAGATGGTAGCGCGGTTCAGGCTCCTTGCCGGGGTCGTCGCGCATGGCCCACTGCCCGATGTCCACGTTATCCTCCGACGTAGTCGTACTTGAGGTCGGACCAGTTCTGCCCCCGGTCTCGTAGCCAGCGGGACAGGTCGTGGCGCACGCCGCTCCAGCCTTGCAGTTCGCCAAGGGAGGCCGCTGGAAACAACTCTGCGCGGGCTTCCCACAGCCGTGTGCTGAACCCCCGGTCTTCCCACCAGCGGGCCTTAGAGCCCGTTAGATAGGCCAGTTCTTGGTCGATGGTGCGTCCGGGGTACTGGTGCCGGTCCTCGTATGCCTCCCGGTACTCGCACAGCATGGCCGCGAGCACGTAGTGGTTCACATGCGGCTGTGTCTGCTGGACCGTGTGCAGCAGCCGCTCGGCCAGACTGTCAGCGATCTGTCGGGACTTGTGTTCCAGCAGCGCGACGCTGTGGTCGGGGTAGAGCAGGCTCAGGCAGCGGACGGGGCTCTCTCCGCCGATGGAGCGAATGTCGTAGAGCTCGGCGTCTGCCCCGGCGAAGCGGCGCAGGAATTCCACCACCCGGATGGTGATGTACCGGCCGAAGAACATGACGTTCTGCTCGACGGCCACGTACCAGCGGTCGTAGTTCTCGCGCGGACTGTACAGGTGCTGGCTCTGGAGTATGCCGTGGGGCTGCCCGCTCCGCAGCCAGTCGGCATAGGACAGCAGGTTGGTCGTCATCTTCTCGGGCGTCCGCACCATGCGGCGCTCCGTCCGGATATGGAAGCCGCCCCAGTTGCGCTCTACCCACGCACGGAACTCGCTGCGGTTGGCGTGTCGCATGCGTTCCCACGGCCACTCCCGCCAGATGGCCTCGCTGGTGAGCACGCTGTACGGCGCCCCGTACACGCCCGCCCGCCAGACGACCTCATTCCACTGGGCGTTGTCCTGCTGTGTCAGGAACCCGGCGAGCGCCATGTGGGGGCTTGGTTCCCCCACCTGCTGCTTGAGCTCGACGAACTCCTTGAACTTGGCTTGGTGCCAGTCCGGCGGCTGGTCGGTTGCCACCGCCTTCCACGCTGTCCCCATTCACTTCCTCCGTTCCGATGCACAGGCTCATGAATTCTGGAACATGACACCCGTGCTCTAAGCACTCGCTTATGGGCTTATCTTGGTTGTCCAAGTAGCACCATGTTCTCATTCCGGTACCTCGTCGTCAGGTAGTCCCGCTCCACCTGCCGGTGGCCGGGACCCCACATGCGTCCGTGGTTGGGACCTGTGCCACGGTGGTGTCCTGGACACAGCAGGACGTGGTCCTGTGCCAGCACATGGCGCGGCCCGAGCGCCCCGAGGCGCACGTAGTCCAGTTCTAACTGGTCCTGCGGTTGCAGCACGGGGAGCCGCTCCCCCCACTTGTCGTAGCAGGGGCCAGCGTCCCAGTCCAACGCCGGGGCCACGCAACCCACGTCACGGTTTAGGACTTCGTTGCGGACGGACGGGTCCATCTGAGAAAGTTTTAGCACCCCGACTTTTCGTCGCATAAAGAAACGTGCATGTGTGGGTCTACTCGGTCACTGGGCGGTGGGCGCTGTCCACTTCCTCCATGGGCTGCATGGGCGGGTCGGGTTGGAACTCCCCCACGCTCCCTAGACAGTACGGGGGCCAATGGGGCGCCACACAGGGCTCCTGTGCATGGTCTACCGGCATCATCATGCCCATGCGGACGTAGCACCAGATAGGAACCTGCGGGTCCCACCCCGGCACGAGGTCTATGGGGGCGGGCTTGCCGTGGTCGACGATACAGTCGCCCCATGTGGTGGCGTAGCGACTGAGCACCCATGTGGTCGCCAAGCGGCCGAGGCCGCTGTGCTGGACGTCTGGGAAGGGGTGGAGCCGGAGCCCATGCTGGCATTTGACCGGCACGAGCCCCGTGGGGTCGAACACGCTGTTGGGAATGCTAGAGGGGGAACTGGGGTTCGTCATTCTTCGGGACTGCTTCTGGCTGCTTGAACTCCACGACGTTCTCGCCCTTGGCCGCTGCCGCGTCACTCCGGACACGGTGTGCCGCCCACAGCACAGCGCGGAAGGTGGTCTGTTGGAAGCCCGTCATGTCCCATGCGCCTTGCAGGAAGCGAATGGCCTCGACGTAGTTCTTATGGTCGCTCTCGGTGAAGAGCATGGGCACTTCCCGCAGACGCTCACCGGGCAGGCGCTCGGCCGCTGCCGCCTTTTGCTCGCCATTCATGCGTTCGCTGTCGACCAGACCTGTACCAGCGTCGGGCAGTTCTGCTATGGAGAGGAATTCTTCGCGCAGGTCCTCCACGTCCTGCCCGTGCCAGAGGGTGCCTTGGAGCCCCTGCGGCCCTTTGCTCAACTCGAAGAGGATGCTGCCCAGTTCCTTGCGGCTGTAGTCGCCAAGGTCGCTGGCGCGATTGTCGGCCAGCAGGTACTCGAGCGCTTGCCGGTCTGACAGGTCTTGGTACAGGGCCGCGACGCTATCCCACCCCAACATGGTCGCGGCGGCATGCGTGCCGTTGCCCTTGACGATGAAGTTGCTGCTCTTCTGGACGATGATCAGGCTGCGCTGACCGTGCGCCAGCAGGCTCTCCGCGATGGCCTCTAGCCGGTGGCGCCGTGGGTTGAGCGGGTGGGGCTTGATGGCCTCGATGGGAATGGCGTATTCCTGCAACTCCGGGACGATGTTGCTGGTGTAGCCGAGCTCCTCTTTGGTGGCTGTGTCGGTCATTCCTGGCCCTCCTTGGTGGGGACCCGCTGCGCGGCTCGGTTCCGCCCGAACCTCAGCCCAAGCTCCTGCCACGCAGCGAGTCCTGTGTTCCGGTGCTCTACCCCTTCTGATTCTACCTCGATAGGCGCACCTCCTTTCTCCGTCAGAGGAGAAACGGCAACGTGGTGGACGGTGCAGTCGCATGCCTGCTTGCCGTCTTCGTAGCAGAGGTCGCTCGGCCAGCGGCCAGCGCACGCACATACGTCGTCGAACACTGGAGCCTCCTTGCGCCTCTGAATGAGCCCACCAATGAACGTAAGAGTAGTAGATACCTTTCCTAGGAGAGTACAACTACTCCCTCGTTTATTGGTGGGCTCATTCACAGCCCCGTAAAGAGACGGCACGCTCCCACACAGGCGAACCGTGCTGCGAGCAGCCCGCCCGCGACCCTGTACGTGGTAAGACAGCACGCCAAGACGCGTCCAGTGGCGGAGGTTCTGCACGACGGCGTGCTGGCTGCACCGGAGCATGGCCGCACGCTGACGGGTGGTCAGGTTGGAGTGGTACAGGCAGTTGATGAGAAAGCGGTGTTGGAGGGGGGTGGCCCACCACACACGTCGCCCACGTCGCAGGGTTGCAGGGATGGCGACCGGTGTGCCATAGTGAAGAAGGCGGTGTTGCTGGAACACGCTGTCCATAGAGGGCCGGGGAAGCGATAACCCCGGTCCTCCCTTTCTTATACGGGTCTGGTCTTTGGCGGGGCGGACCCCCAGAGCAAGCCCCGGAGGACCGCCCCTAACCTTGGGGGATGGTCAGTGTGCCACCGGGTACAACTCAGCGCAACCCGTAATGGAAACTCTTATAGTCCAGCCCCTTGCTGCAATGCGTCTGACTCCTCGTCGGCCGTAGCCTGTTGGGTGTCACCTTCGGCTTCGGCCGGAGGTGGCACTTCCTCCAACGGGGCGGGTTCCACGCCTACGGCGCGCATCGCCATGGTTCGCACGTCGGCCATGCGGTCCTGCGCGGGGCGTGGCTCTCGCCCTGTCTCGTCAGCGGTTTGGTCGGCCAGCAGCAGGCGCTGGACGGCACTTGCGGGGAGCCGCTTGGCGAGGCGCCGGATGACCGTCTTCCGGGCCATCTCGCCATACGCCTTGGTCCACGCGTCCCCGTCCTTGGCGCCGTACAGGTCGCGAATGGTGTTGACCTCCGCCACCGACATGACGTCGATCAGGTACTTGCCACTGGGCATGAGCGCCCACGCATATACGTCGGTGTAGTCGCCACGCTCTTCGCCGCGCGCGGGGATATGCTCGATCCACGGGTCAGTACCGAGGCGGTACTGGAACTCGTCGCCCGCGTACACCAACTGGCAGTCGACGTCGCGCACTTCGCCGCTGTTGCGAATGCGCTTGAGGTAGCCCTGCCACTGAGGCAGGAACGTGGCCTTGGTGCCATACGCCACGATGGAGCCGTCGCTGGTCCCCGGCTCTAGGCCCATGCTCGCGGCTGTCTTGATGGCGTCCACGATGCTGATGACGGTGCAGCGTTCCAGCACCTTGCTCTCCTTGGCGAGCAGGCTGAACACCACCGCGAGAAACCGGTCACGCTCGTCTTTGGTAGGGAACAGCGCGCGCAAGGCGCGGGCCTCGGCGCCGTTGTCTTTACGGAAGGCGTCGGCGACTTGTAGGTACTTCGCCTCAGATGTTGAAGGGGTGGTGGTGCGATGTTGGGTGCTCGCCTGCACGGCACTCCGCACGGGCGGCGGCTCCACGCGGGACATGTTCATACCTCGCTCCTTTCATACAAGAACCTCCGGACACCCGGAGAGATGTTGGTATGCTCTGCGGCCAATTCTGTGAGCACGTTGTCGTAATATTCGCTGTCGACCTCTTTCGCCAATTCAGTGGCGACCTTGCGCCACTCCACCTTGCGAATATCGGCCGTCTTCTTCCACGTGACCGTTCCGTACGGGGTTATCCAGCCAGCGTGGTCCCCGAGCGCTGCCTTGATGCGATTCTTCACCTCCTCCACGTCTTCCTGAGCCAGTGCCGCCGCTTTCATGGCGGTCTGGAGCGAATGCACCAGTTGTCCTTGCTCGGGCGTCGCAGACAAGAGGTCACCGTCGTCAGATGGATGCAGTCGTCCGAGTAGCGCGCGATCAGATGGATGGGACGATGGATTTGGCGGCACGCGAGCGAGGACGTGCTGGAACCAGAATTCCTCCAGACGTGGAACGAGCGCAGTGTGAAAGTCTTCATCCCGATGGATGGGGTAGACACGAAACGTGTGGTGACCAAAGAGGACGGCGACGTGGCACTCCACCGCTCCCGTCACGAGCATCTCATGCTGGACTTGCGCCCACACGTCGGGGGGGATATCGGTACTACCGTCGTCACCCCACCCTTTCATATAGGCGCGTGTCTTACACTCCATAAGAGTGTGCGGCTTGCCCCGGACGCGGAAGTCCAAGTGGCACACCAGCCACGGGTGTTGACGGTGGACGTGGTGCTTGTTGTCGGCTCGCACGACGTTGCCGGTGGCTGTCCGGTACAACTGGGCGACCGTGCCTTGGAGTTGTAGGCCCAACCACGCCGGGAGACTCGGCTGGTGCTCGGGCACGGCGTTGACCTTGCTGTCGTAGACGGTCAAGGCCGTGCCGTAGCGGCTGAGGCCGAGAATCTTTGGGGTGTCGGTGGCGCCCAAGCCTGTACGACGCTGTTCTTCGAACTCGCGCTGCTGGTCGAGCGCCTCCATGGGCTGGTCCGTCATAAGCGGCTGCCCTCCTTCCTGGAACTAGACCATACCACGGAGGGCGCAATGTGTAAACCCCCTATGGTGGCCTTGTCAAACAGCCTCTACGCTGCTCCCTACAAGCGGTGGCGCCTTACTAGCGCCACTAGGGGTTGCGGCTGGTAGAGGCGGCAGGACACGGCCACGGGCGCCTGTGTGGGGGTGCCATGGGGCGCCTACGGGGGGCGCCCGCTTGTCTAACCGCCTCTACCTGTGGGGGGGTACCTATGCCCATGCCAGCATGGGGAGCGCCATGGAGCCTGCAAGACAAGCGTAGAGTGGCGCTGCTGCGCTGCGCCTGCGCCAAGGGGGGGCGGGCGCGCCAGCCAAACGACTGACCCCCCCGGCAATGCCGAGGGGGTCAGACGCCAGAAAGGAGGGCAGGCCGCGAAAAGGGGAACGCAGCCAGCCCTTTGAGTTTACGCCACGGGCTGGAGTAATGCCAGTCGGCGGCGAGCGCCGTGAATGTGCTTCTCTGCGGCTTGGCGCGAGATTCCCATGCGCGCAGCAAGGTCGGTCGGGCTGAGTTTCTCCTCTGAGATCATAGCCAATAGGGCACGGTCCTCGCTTTCCATGCGCTTGGCGGTCTGCATCTTTATGTAGACTCCGTTGTGCTCACGGCAGCGCACGCCAGTCACCAGCGCCACGCCGCAGTCGACACACACGTTCCCGTTCCGCTTGGGACGTGTCATAGAGCGATAGTACCTCCGTCTAGAGAGTGGTTGCACCCATGGTAGCACGGGCGCAACCGAGGGTGCTAGTCCGTGAACATGCGCCATAGCAACACCGCGAGGTTCACGCTACAGAGCAGGACCACGAAGTAGAGAATGCGGAGGCGCTCCCTTGGTGCATACGACCTGCTGAGTCGTATGAGCACCAAGCCAGCGAGCACCACCACCCACCCGAGTAAGCCGGTGGTCAACCTATGAACTCCTTCGGCAGCGCCACCACATTCACGACGAGCCTCCGGTTGTGGCCGAGCTCGACATGGACCGTGTGCTCGCGGTGCCTGCCTCGTTCCGTGGTGACACGCACACGCAGGTACCAACTCGGACGGTCTGTCCGCTTTGGACCTACCTGTATGATCGCCGAGCGGCTTCGCCAGTCGTTCTCCTTGTAGAGCACTAGTCGTGGTTCCAACGCCATCTCCCGTCTTGGAGCACGACTTGCGCGTTGCCCGGTGGCTCGTACTTGCAGTCCAGCACCAGCGGCTCGGCTGGCACCTCCTCGTCTTGGTGCTCATGCACGTACTCGTCGATGGTGGCTATGCAGCAGCGCATGAGCCCGCCGATATCGATGCGCGTGTCCTTTATCTGCATCAGTCCACGACCCAACCGTCGTCGACCATGGCTGCGAAGCCGCTGTACTCGTGGCGGTTGTAAGACGCCAGTTCCGACGGCTTGAACCGGTAGAGGTTGCACAGGTAGACGGTGGCCTCTGCTGCCACCACCACGCCGACCTCGTACGGGTAACTACGGTTGCTGCTCGGTACCTGTCGCTTCACCGTCTGGAGGGGCCAGTTCGGCCACCCGTTCTGGTTCTCCAGGAACTGGACGTGGTCGGTCTTCCTCCGGCCGTCGCTGGCTAGAGTCGCCTCCCCGCTGTGCTGCTCCTGTGTTCGCATTCCTGCTCCTTCCGACGTATGGTCCGTACTTGAGGTTGATGCCCCCGCTGCACCCGGCGTGTCCGCAGCCGCCGCAGAATCCCCCGCTGTTGCACTCGCATGGGCAGCGCAATGTCACCTGTCCCCCTCCTCGAAGGCGTAACTCGTGTACCACGCGGTCAGGGCTGCCAGCAGCAGCCCCGCTGTCTTGAAGTTGCGGTCGTTGGCGAAGTCCGCGCACGCCGCGAGCACGCCCACCACCGGACACATGCGACCGGGAAAGCCCTTGGGCCACGGACAGTCGTGCGCGGTGCAGAGCAACCCGTCGACGCTGCGCGTACACGGGTTGGTGTAATCCGCATCTCCTTTCAGTTTCTCGTAGAGGCGCTGTGCCAACTCCTCTACCTCGCTCTGCTCGCGCTTGTCTTCACCTTCTGGATTAAAGAAACTCACAGCACACCCCAGAACTTGAGCAGCAGCAACACCAGCAGTGCGACCAGCGCGCCGACCACCCACGTGACGGCGCGGTCGGCCTTCATAGCGGCATGTCCTCCACGATCTCCGGTCGGAAACACCACTGGTGGACTGTGGCGTCTCCTACGTCGAGGGTGGCTTGGCCGGGTTTGAGCTCGTTGCCGCAGTTGGGGCAGACGGTGCCGTTCAGCGCGCTGTGCCTCCAACCACCACCTCGGCCGTAGACCGTGCCGTCCGGTGTCTGCGTGTTCCCCTTCGGTCGTATCCCAAGCACCGGGTGGCTCGGCTTCTGCTCGCCGCGCACAATGGCAAGCATGTTCTCGTAGGACTCCCATATGGCCGGGTTGTCCTCCCGGCTCGGCGCCGGGAGGGGTTTGCACACTCCCCCTGTGTATCTCGGGCACTTGCCTCCTTGTCCGTGCAGAATGAGCTCAGGAAAGTCGTAGCAGGGGTCTTGGCTCCAGGTCATTTGACCGGCGCCAACATGGCCGGGGGCACTCGGTAGGTGCCCTCGTGCTCGACCACCACCATGACGTTGCGTGTCCCGACGCTACTTACGATGCCCTCCTTACGGTGACCCGCCCGGTCGGCGAAACTGACCCGCTGGCCGGGGCGGTATTGGACCAGCAGATTCGCGGTGGCTTGCTCGCGCTGTTGCCAGTCCTGGAATAGGACTGTGTCGCCACACCATTTCCACGGTCGGTCGACCTTGCCGTTGCCTTGGTACACGTACTCGTAGTCGTACGACATGTGGCCCTCGTTGAACTTGCGCCACATGCTGCGTTCACCCATGAAGTAGACGACAGCGCGTTCCACCTCCATGGTCTCCATTGCCGGGACGTGCAGTAGGACGCCGTGGCGCCCGCGCTCGTGTGGCTGGTCGTACTTGGCAAGCCACTCCCGGTGCTCGGCTGTACGGCTGTCGGCCGGGACAGGCAACCGTATGACGTTGTCCCCCTTGTCCTTCACTGAACCTCCTTGCGGTAGACCTGTGGCAGCAGGGCGCGAGGGTGGCGGTACAGGGTGAGCAGTTGCACCTCCTTACGGTCGTGTCGGGTGGCTTGGACCTTGGCGCAGGCGTGGTCGTTACCGTCCTTGGTGAACACCACGAACTCCACGGTGGCGTCGTACTGCTCCACCGTCACCGTGCTGTGCGCGCGCACGGGCACGTTCACTTGCAAGGTCTGCCCCGGCGCCAGCAGCAGGTATGTCTGCTCCTGCTCCCACCGCAGGTGGTGTCCCATGCACGCCAACCTGTCCGGGTCGTGCGCCTCGTCGTGGCAGTAGTCGCTGTAGCCGCAGCACAGGTTCTCGTGCGCGGTGTCGTCGCCGCTTTGGCCCTCGTAGTAGCCGCAGACATTGCAGAAGGTGTCCAACGCCTCCTGCAAGGCACACGGCTCGTGCAGGTGAACGTCGTCAGGGCCGTGCTCGCCCCGAATGTCCCGAGTGGGCATGAGGCAGGTAGCCGCCTCGCACTGCCACACGTATGGCTCTAGTTCCAGCATGTCCAGTTCCCCTTTCCTGGTCTTGCCCCCACCGGTGGGTCAATGGCGCATAGGCGTCTCCCTGAGCGGGAATATGTCCGCGACGTGCTGCGGGCCGAAGTGGACGGTGGCGCCATAGCGCAGACCGGGAATGACCGTTGGAATGTTGTCCAGCACGCCCTCGTACGTGACGTTGCTGCCGCTACCGAACACCTGTGTGACGCGCACCCACATGCGCTCGCCCTTGGGTATGCCCGGTCGTGGGTGAACAGCCTCGAATATCAACTTGACGATATGCCCCTGCCGGAGCCGAGTGCGCTCGTGCCACGGCTTGAGTTGGAACCGCTGCGGGTACGCCTCATGCCTAGCCACGCAGTCGGCGAGGGTGTAACTGAGCCTGCGTGCCACTACCCCCACGCCCCCATGGTGTGACCGCACTCCAACACGTAGGTGGCCGTAGCGTCGTAGCGCTCATTGACCACGGGACCCGGCCGCACCACATGGCGCTTGGGCCACTCCCCGTCTGCCGCCACTCTGGTCGGCTTGGGGGTCTGCTCCCACCAGCAGGTGTAGCAGTCCATTTGGTCGCACTGCTTGTGAATGCCAGCCTCGTGCTGGCGCTTGGTCTCGGCCTCTATGGCATCCCAGTCTGGGACACCCTCCATGCACTGGCAGTCCTCGCGGCCGCGCTCGCAGTAGCCGCACTGGTACCTGCCACAAACGACACACTCGCCGGTTTGCTCGTTGTATCCCAGTTCATGCTGACACGGCAACTCCGCGCTGGTCGGGTCCGGACCCCGTGCTACCTCGTCGTATGTGAGCGGCCTGCCTATCAGGTCCTCTCCTGCTTCCTTGAGGTAGAGGTCTAGTGCCTGCCGCGCCTCGCATTCGGCTTGGGTGTGGTGGCCGCGGAGGCTACAGTCCCCGCAACTGGTGTCCCCGTAGGGCTCGAGTTCCATTTCCAGTTCCCCTTTTGCTGGCTCCACGAATAGGACCCACCACCACCGCCACTCGTTTGGCGTGGCTGGCTCAGGCCAACCGTGAATGTCCATTGCACTGGTCCCCTTTACCGGTCGCTTGCTGGACGCTCTTACTGCTGCACCACCTCCTGCAATGTGAACTTGTGGGGGGCAGGACTGCCAGCCACGTACTTGCACCAGCCGCACTCGCCGTCCCAAGAATGGGAGATGCGCTGGTGGCTGCACACGGCACACTCCTGGTCCCGGTACGCCGCGCTGCCCTCATGCATGGCCCGCCAGCGCGCCCTCATGTCGGCCAGCCACTCGGGGTCTCGCCCACCTTGGGTGGGGGTTTGAATGTCTAGGAGTTGCTGGCGCTCCTCGCCGTAGGACTCCGTGTACCAGTACGCCATGTCCAACAGAGCCATTGCGTACTCACTGGGGGGCACTCGCTCTAACGTCTCGTTGAGTATCTCCAACATGGTGTCCAAGTTGGGCCGGGGGAGCGGCTCTCCGATACGAGCCACCACCTCCGCCGTGGACTCGGTGGGGCCGGTCGCCATGCCGCCGGGGGTATGGAGGTAGATGTTGGGGCAACTCCACACGGCGCAGTCGTGACCCAAGGTGGTGTCCCGAATGCACTCGCTGTTGGGGTTGACCCCTGCTGGCACGCTCTTGTGGCGGTGGCCGCAGAGGCGGCACCCTGACGGTAGATATGCCATTGCCCTAGTCCCCTTTTACTAGTCCCGGTTGACTGCCCACCGGGGGGCGCCCCGCTGACTGGGTGGCGGCGGCTACCCCCCATGGTACCCCACCGGGGGGCGCCCACGCAACCCCCCTATATTGCACAGGCGCGCGCAAGTTGTGAACGTCGGGGTCACGCATTCAGATGTAGATATGGGGTCATATATGACAAAGGGGTCGCCGCCGCAGATGTTGGGTAAGACAACGGGTCGGCTCTAGAGATGTTGGCAACGAATTCTGAGGCGTCTGGGGGCGTCTGGATGGATGCGGGACACGACACGCGAGATGGATGCCGACAGCAACGTCATGAATATCAAACTCTGGAATGTGGCGAGACTCTAGACACATGAAGCATGTGACCATCAGAATCGCCGCTCACTGGAACAGGAGCGTCAGAATCCGGGAGACGCTCAGATAGTGAGTCTCTCCGTCTGTCCCGCTCCACCGTCGCTCGGCAGCCACGGCTCACTCGACTGGATGGTCAGTCTCAGGCGCGGCTCAGGAGACTGAGGGCGCCGCCTCCTCATCATGAGATGCCGTGCGTCGGGGCCGAGCCGTAGACTCACTCGCTCAAACTCGCCGAGCCAGACAGTCAGAATCGCCAACCGTCGGCAACTCGCGCGAGCTCGCATGTCATGAGTGACGCGCTCACCTGAGAGAGATGCGCGCGCGTGTCATATGATTACAAAGTCTCAGCACT